GTAGCATTGGACCAGTATACCCTATGAGAAGCTTTCTTCCGGTTGGCAACAGACAGTTTCCTGATGTTGTGTATAGTGCCTATAAGATCCCCTGGCACTTTTGGTGTATCATTTATCCTGCAGATCTCATTTGCTAGCTCAATAATATCATGCCCACTACTAGCTGCATTCACAACCTCAGAGAAGAGTGCTCTCATACAATGGGATGGTATATCTGGTGCTGAAGTTAGGTGATGCATGTTGACATCTGATGTCACCATGGGTGGGTTGAGGTCATCTGTGTATCTTGTGTTCTCAAGCCTCTCTGTACCATAATCCAGCTCAAACTCATGTTTGTTGATTACAAACTCATAATGGTGAGGGTTAGGGTCATCTTCAATCTTTGCCAACTCTCTATATGATGGTATAGGTGGTGCGAAGGACAACTTTGGGTATGATTTGGTGTACAAATCGAGTGCAGTTGGCAGCTCACCCCCACCACCAATGACCAGGTAATCCATAATCCGGATTATGCTATCCTTCACTGCTTTAGTGTCAGAGCTTTGTATCTTCCTTATCTGCCACTTCCTGAGGAGCTTGGCAAGGGATGAGCTCTTTGTTGGAGCCATTACCTTAGAGTACTCAATCATAGGTATTATATACCTTGTTAATGCAGCTACAGTGGGGACTGATATATTTCCTAAGTTTTCTAGGGCCTCGTGCAGTCTGGGTACCACCTCACGAGACAAGGGGTGCTGAGTGTACTGAGTCAGCTTGCTTTTGAGATAATTGACAATCTTTGATTTTACCAGAGCTATCATAACTGAACCCCGATGTATGGACCGGTGATGCACCCATTAAGATTGGTGTGTAGTCGTCTGTGTCTGTTATAGCATCATCGAGTAGAAGAGTTAGACCGGATGCCTCTGGGTATAGCTCAAGGAACTGAGACAGATCATGTAGCATTTCTGACACTGGGTCATAATCTGCTGTCATCAGCATTGTTAATGGGTCAGGCAACCTAGCACCACCAAAAGAAGATGATAAACATAGGAATGCAATTATTGTCTTCTCACTCATATTCTTCCTATCATACTTTGGGGTGCTGGATATGATTCCATGAATAGTATTCCGGACCCGCCTACAAGGTGTCATCATTACTTCTAAGTACCCAATATATGCAGCTGCATATGGATTCATACCAGCCTTAATCATAGCAGATATTTGGCTTGAAGTATCATTCACCTCCTGTGAAACAGATTTTATAACTACATTCTCATCTGCTATACCAAGCTTACATAATTCCTTTAGCCATGTCGGCAACCTCTTCCCCTTGTACTGGATAACACCCAAAAACTCTGCAACTGTTCTAGATATCAAAGTTTTCCCTAGGTTGAAGTCCAATCCGAAGTCCCTGTAAGTGTTGATAATTGACCCCGTCACCTCATTCAACTCAGCTTGAATGACTCCCTTTTCGCTAGTCAGGCTAGACTGCATGGTGAACATCAGGAGACCATCATCTGAGTATGCTGCTAGATCACCAGACCGACCACAATTCCTCAGAGCAAGGTCCATGACAGTTGCATGGATCCCTGTCCATAGGAAGTTTAGAAACCCTTCAAAGGCACCGAGCACACCAATGTGGTGAGCATCAATGAACCGTGCTGAGACATACAGATAGGATGCCTTGAATAGGGATGATATTGAGGCATAAAATGGGTACCTAGTGGCTTCTCCAATCACCTTTGCTGCTGAATCTATTATCCTGTGGTTGAACTTTTGAGAGAACTTTGAAAGATCGAAAAGAATCTGATAAGCAAGTACTCCCCTATTTGCACTTTTGTGTGCTGAGGATAGTACATTCATGTGTTTCTCCCTTGCCCTATCACCTTTAACTATCTCAGCCCCCTTTATATAATAATCCATAATTCTGCTCATCCGCTCAAATTGTGATAGGAATGTCTTCATTCCCTTCTCAAACATGAAGAAGATGCGAACAGTTTTCTTGTGGACCTCTCCTAATTTTGGCTCTGTTCCAGTGTTAATCAGGTTGTCAGGATTGTCCTTGGCCCAATCTAACAGCATCTGTGCAAAATCTGGCTCCCCATAGTGTGCAGATATACCATTCAGCGACTCCACTATGGACTTGAACTTATCTTCCGCTTCTCGAAATATTGTCCCTACGTCTTCATCCAGTGATGTGATAATATCATTTGCAGTGGTCTGTATTAGCCTACCTACTTCACCAAAATCATGAGTGTGCTTGACAGCGTCAAGAAGGTTTGTAACCCTGCTGTCTAGAGCTTCTTTGAGTAACTTATCTTCAAGTGAGATAATTGATTCCTCAATGACCTCCATCCTCTTAACCTGTCTTCGAACAGCCATCCCTGAGACCGATGATGACTTGTCCTTGAATCCCAGGTGTGACGTATCATGGACAGAAGGGAAGACATCATTTGCCGTTACTTTTATCCCCCTCATCATTGGGAATGTGATCTTTCTCAAGTCAGAGTCAGAGATGGAAGTCTTCCTAACTATCATATTTAAAATAGGGTTCAAAGGACTCCCATCCACTGTTTCTACATGAGGAATCCTCTTTTCCTTCAACAACCCGATAAGATATGCCCGCCTGAATGCCAGTTCAATAAGCTCAGCTGCTTCGGCGGTGATAGGATTCGGGGCAGATACACCCTCATACATGTCATGGAAGTCTTTTCTGATGTCTGAATCAGGCTGAGGACATGTTTTCCAGACATAGGTCAGATTCATT